AGCGATGGGTAGCACCGCACTAGACTTCGAGGTTGCCGAACTGACGCGGCGCCTCGCCAACGTGGTGCGGCTCGGTAGCATCAACAGCGTCGATACCACGTACGCCCTCGCGACGGTCAAGATCGGTGCTAACATCACGCGCCCGCTCCCGTGGCTGACGCTTGCGGCGGGCGAAGATCGCACCTGGCGGGCTCCGTCCGTCGGCGAGCAAGTCGTTGTGCTGTCGCAGAACGGGGAGATTTCAACGGGAGTGATTCTCTGCGGGCTCTATACCGCTGTGAAATCAGCGCCGGACAATGCGGAAAACAACTGGACGCTACTCTTCCGCGATGGTGCGATGGTCCGGTACGACACCTCGACATCGGCATTGAGCGTTACCGGATTCGCGACTGTCAACATCGACGGCAGCGGGGCGGCCACGGTCAACATCGGAGGCGACGCGGACGTGACAATCGGCGGGGAAGCGACGATCAACGTGACTGGCGATACCAATCTGACGACTCCGACGCTCGCGCTCGATGGCGACATGACTTGCACGGGCACAATCACAGCGGAAACGGACGTGATCGGTGGAGGCATCAGTCTCAAGACGCACAAGCACGGAGGGGTGCAGACGGGTGGAGGGCAGACGGGAACGCCTATTTAATATTGCGTCTCAACAAGTGAAGAACAGGATGCAGACATGCGCGGGACCAACCGAGAGACTGGGCTGGAGATCGCTGGGCTGGCGTGGATTCGTCAATCCATCACGGACATCCTCACGACTCCGCTGGGTACCCGTGTTGGCCGCCGCGATTACGGCTCGCGTCTGTTCGCGTTGACCGACTCGACCATGAACCAGGCCGGGTTGCTCGCGCTCTACTCCGCGACCATTGAAGCGCTGAACAAGTGGCTTGTCGATGCTGACGGGAACCGGCTCATGCGTATTGATCGCGTGTCGGCGACCGTGGCGGCGACGGGGAAGACAAGCATCGAGGTCGAAGGAACGCTGCTTGCGGACGGCACGACGGCCTTGATCGGGGGTATCGCGGTATGAGCGCCATCGACCTGTCAACGCTTGCTGCCCCCACGATCGTCGAAGTCAAGACATTCGATACGATACTCTCGGAAATGCTGGACGACCTCGCAACCCGCGCTCCGACGCTTGAGATTTCCGCTGCCGATCCGGCCTACAAGATTTTGGAAGTCGCGGCGTATCGCGAAATGCTGATCCGCCAGGAAGCGCAGGACGGAGGCAAGCAAGTCATGCTCGCCTACGCAACGGGAGCGAATCTAGATCAGCTCGGGGCGAATTACGATTGCGTCCGACTGACAGACGAACTCGACGCTGATTACCGTTCGCGCATTGCGCTATCGCTCGAAGCCATCGCAACAGCGGGCAGCGCGAACGGATACCGATACCACACGCTCAGTGTAGCTGGTGTGGCCGATTGCAGCGTCGCAGGACATACCGAGGACGCGGACATTCCACCTGGCACCGTGGTAGTCACCGTGCTTGCCGACCCGAGCGCTGAGTCTCCGACTGGTACGCCGGACGATGACCTGCTCGTGTCCGTTGAAGCCGTGCTGAACGCCGAAGACGTGCGCCCGCTGACGGATACCGTGGTTGTTCAGGGGCCGAGCGTTAAGATATATTTCATCGTTGCGACTCTCTATTTCTACCCTGGGCCAGATGCTGCGACCGTTCTTGCGACTGCGCAGACAGCCGTTGAAGCCTATGTCGAATCCTGCACGAAGGTGGGCTACGACATAGCACTGTCCGGCATCTATGCCGCGTTGCATCGTCCTGGCGTTGCCCGCGTTACGCTCACCTCGCCATCCGCTAACGTGACGGTCGATTACGATGAAGTGGCGTATTGTCCTAGTATCAGCCTGCATAATGGAGGAAGCGCGGTATGAGCGACACTACGTCACTGTTGCCGCCTAACGCGACACCGACTGAACGGGCACTGTCCAGCTGCACGGCGCGAACGACCGCACTGGCAGTCGGAGCTGAGTACCGCTCCCTCTGGTCCCCGCTGACATGCCCGATTGAGAGTCTTCCGTGGCTGGCATGGGCGCTGCACGTCGATGAATGGGACGAGAATTGGAGCGAGGAACAGATGCGTCAGGTGATCGCGGATTCTGTCGCGGTCCACAAGACGAAGGGGACAATTGGCGCGCTCAAGCGCGCGCTGCAATCGCTCGGGTACGAAGTAACGGTGGACGATCAGACCGGCGACGTATTCACGTTCCGCCTCGGCGTGAACCTGAACCAGACAGGGCCGCTGACGAGTGAATCATTCCTGGCGATGCGGCGCGTTGCGTTGGCGAACAAGAACGCCAGATCACGCATGCTGATCCGATCGGCGATCACGAACACGGCGAAGCTGTACATCGGCGTCGGGCAGTATCGTGCGCAGACGGTCACGGTGGATGCCGGTGAGTATACCCTGCCTGTTGTCGTGACAACTCTCGTATCTGGCTTGGGTGTTGACATGCGAGACATGTGTTTTGCATCCGATGGGAACCTGTATGCAACAACATATAGTTCGGGGTCGGTCCTGAAGATCACCCTTGCTGGTGTTGCAACAACGCTCGCGTCAGGACTCGGGACACTATACGGGATATGTTCAGCGTCCGATGGGAACCTGTATGTCACAGAGCGTATCGGGGCAGCTCTCGGGTCAGTCCTGAAGATCACACTTGCTGGAGATGTAACAACGCTTGCATCAGGACTCGGTGTACCATATGGGATATGTTCAGCATCAGACGGGAACCTGTATGTAACAGATAATATAGGATCAGTCCGAAAGATCACCCTTGCTGGCGTTGCGACAACGCTTGCATCAGGAATCGGTTCTGGTCCATATGGGATATGTTATGCATCCGATGGAAATTTGTATGTAATTAAAGACACTGGTTATATCTTGAGGATTACCCTTGCTGGCGTTGCAACAACGTTAGTGTCAGGATTTCCTCCCTATATGTACAGGGTATGTCAAGTGTCTGATGGTATCTTATATGTAACACAATATTTTGGTATTATATATGAGATGACACTTGCTGGTGTTATGACACCGCTTTCATTAGAACTCGGTACCGGAACATACGGGATATGTCGGGCATCAGATGGGAACTTGTATATATCTAAGAGTGATGGATCAGTACTTAGAATTTCAATTTAGCTTATACCAATGAGCGACCATTATGTTGGCATTCTGACCACGCAGGGCCTCGCGAAAATCGCGGCCGCCATCGCGGACTCGACCACGGTAGCGCTTACTACTATGGCAGTTGGCGATGGCTACGGATACTATGTCCAACCTGACCCCGCACAGACCACGCTTAGGCATCAGGTCTCTGCGCAGTCACTGTCCAGCCTTACCTACGTCGGAACACAAGCGACCTGCGAAGCGCTGTTCCCGATCGAAGACGGCGGCTACACGATACGCGAGTTCGGCGTATTCGACTCGGACGGCGTGTTGATCGTTACCGGCGCAACGCCGGAGTTACCGAAGCCGACAATTGAAAGCGGGGCGGCAGTGGAGCACCTACAGCGCGTCGTGTTCAACGTCGGCAGCGCAACAGCGGTTACGCTTGAGATCAATCCGTCAATCCTGCTCGCATCGCGCCAGTGGGTCATCGACAATTACGGGCTAGCCTCGCAGCTTCCTGGCGGCACAACAAGGCAAGTCCTGGCCAAGCGGTCCAATGCGGACGGAGACATTGAATGGGTTGACCCCAGCGCCGCGGAGGTGGTCGCCGATGTGATCGAGGAGAGGCAGTCACTATCGGCGAGCCAGACCATTGTAACCCTCGCAACCTGCACTACGGACGGCGCTGCGGTGTACATCGGCGCGACGGCGGCTACCCTTCAGCGGCTCGCGTCGAACCAATGGACCGCGACAGACGTTGACACGATCACGCTGTCAACTCCTGCGACCGGAGGAGAGACGATTCTCGTCGTTCAGAACGAACCGACAGACCCCCTAACATACCTCCGCAAGGCTAACGCGCTGTACGAGATCGCCGCAGCCGGCGAGACACGGCAGGCGTGGGCGCGAGCGAACATTGGATTGGGCATTGGCGGGGCTGGGTGGAACGAGATCACGGCTGCCGTCATGCAGACCATGATGCCTATCGGCTTCGTCGTTACGCTCGGCGTGCCGACGAACCCGGCGACGCTCTACGGATTTGGCGCTTGGACCCCAATTGTCGGGAGAGTCATCGTCGGTCTCAGCTCCGGCGATGCAGACTTCGGAACGCTCAACGCGACGCCGGGCTCGAAGACGGTAACGCTGACTGAATCGCAGATTCCGGAGCACGCGCACGACATCGACGGCAGTACGATCACATCTTCCGCGAGCGGTTCGCATACGCACACCTACCGAGACAGATATCATGCAGAAGCGTTAAGCGAACTTGGATCAGCGACTTACAGAGAAACTCTTCCCACGAACTATAACGGTAAGCTGGGCGCTGATGGGACGGATTCCGACAACACTACGGCGCTGTACATTAACAGCACGACAGGGACATCTTCAGCACACACGCACACGACGACCATTCCAGACTCGACCACCGGATTGACCGGAGGAGGCGAGGCGCACTCGAACATTCAACCCTCGATCGTCAAGTACGTTTGGGAAAGGACCGCATGAGTACCGTCGACCTGATTCGCGACCTCGTGAGCTTCCTTGTCATCCCGCTGCTGATCAGCGCGGGATCGATGCTTATCAAGATCAATTCGCGGCTTGAGCGGATCGAGGCTAAAATGGAAAGCTCAAGCGAAGTCGATAAGCGGCACGACGAAGCAATCGGTGAACTGTACGACCAGACGCGCGACATCGACCGGCGACTCTCGCACGTCGAGGCGCGCATCAACGGATAGGAAACAACTTGCAACGAGAGCGAATCTCAACAATCTGCACAGTAAGGAACCTGAAAAATGAGCGAGACATACAACCACGGCGTGCGGGTCGAAGAAATCACAACGGGGGCGCGCGCGATCCGCACGGCGGCGACCTCGATCATCGGCATCGTTGGCACGGCGCCCAATTCAGAAGCCGGAGTCAGCGCAACCCTCACCATCGGATCGGGCACTTCCGCCCTGACGTTCATCGCCGTCGAGGCGGGCTCGGCAGGCAACGACATCAGCGTTGCGCTCGTCAATCCAGGCGAGGCCAGCCAAGCACTGGCGGTATCGCTCGACGGGCTCAAGGTCACGGTATCGCTCGCTACCGGCAGCGACTCAGCGATCACATCGACCGCCGCGCAGATCAAGGCCGCGCTGGACGATGACGATGACATCGCCGCGCTGATCGACACGACATCCGGCGGCACCGGCGTTGTCACTGCGAGCGTCGAGAAGTTCCTCACGGAGGGCGAGGATGAAGCCTTCCCGCTCAACACTCCTGTGTTGCTCACCCCGTCGAGCGGTGAAGTTCTCCGCCTCGGTGCGGCGGGCTCGCTCTACTACGCGATTCAGAATATCTGGAATCAGGCTGATGCGGTATGCGTCGTGGTTCGCGTCGCGCAGACCACGAGCGATGCCAACGCCGCGACGATCACGGCTGTTGCTGGCGATCTGTCGGCCCGCACTGGTGTGTATGCGCTGCTCAAGGCGAAGAGCGTCACCGGCTACACGCCGCGCATTCTGATCGCTCCAAGCTTCACGCAGGATGATGCCGTCCTGACCAACTTCATCACCGTCGCGAACAAGCTCAAGGGCATGATCTACGCCGACGGACCGAACTCGACCGACTCGGCGGCCATCGTCTATGCTGCGGATTTCGACTCCCGTCGCGTCGTGCTGGTCGATCCGAAGGTCAAGGTCTCGCGCGCAAGCGGAATCGTGACCGAGCCGTCCAGCTCGATCTTCGCCGGGGTCCAAGCAGGCGTGGACAACGACACGGGCTTCTGGGCGAGCATGTCGAACAAGGCCATCACCGGCATCGTTGGCACCGCTCGCGCCATCGACTTCGCGATGGGCGACGCGACCAGCTCAGCCAATCTGCTCAATGGGGCGAACGTGGCGACGATCATCAATGAGGATGGATACCGCACATGGGGAAGCCGCACGTTGTCGAGCGACGCGACTTTCACCTTCTCGAATGTCGCCCGCATTGCGGACATTCTCGCTGTCACGCTACAGGAGAACCACCTCTGGGCCGTCGATCAGAATATTACGACCGGCTACCTCGCCGCCGTGGCGGACGGAGTTAACGCTTATATGCGGTCGCTCATCGCTCAGGGCTGCCTGACCGGCGCGCAGAATGTATCGAAGCTGATCAACTGCTGCGTGCCGAACACCTCACTGAATACACCAGCCAACATCGCGGCGGGCAAGGTGTACTTCGACTTCTATTACACCCCGACGTACATCGCTGAACAGATCACGTTCCGTCAGCTGATCAACACGAACGGACTCGAAGACCTTACTGCGTAATCGGAGAAAAAATCAATGACACCCGCACAGATCGTCAAGAATTTCAACCTGCACATCGACGGCACCGGATACGCCGGTAAGGTCGATGAAGTCAACCTGCCGAAGATCGTAGAGAAGACTGAGGAGCTAATGGCCGGTGGCATGATCGGCACCCGCAAAATCGGGACCGGCGTGCTCGAAGCGATGGAAGCGACGTTCGTGACGAAGTCGATCATGGCAGTCTTCCTGACCCAGCTCGGTGGGCTGAACAAGCGCTGGAAGCTGTCCCGAGCCCTCAAGAACATCGACGGCACGGTCAAGAACGAGACCGTGGTTCTGATCGGCGACATCCATTCGATCGAGGACGCGACGACGAAGCCCGGCGAATCCTCGACGCTCACCTGCACGATGGACGTGCACCATTACGAGCGCAAGATCGACGGCATCGAACTGATCTATGTGGACATCGATACTGGCGTGTATCGAGTCAACGGGACCGACCTGGCCGCCACCATCATGGCGGCGATCAACGCGTAACTTAAGGCAACACCATGAGCACACAGGACACCTCAATCATCACGCTCACGCATCCCGCCCAGATCGGGGGGGCTGAAGTCTCCGAACTCCATTTCCGCCGCATGACACAGGGGGACAAGCGCCGGGCGATCAAGCAGACCGCAGGCGTGGCCGACGAACTGTCGCGGTTGGCGGACATGAACATGTTCCTGGCGACCTCGCTCTGTGTTGAAGGGCTGACGCCAGAGACGTACGAAGCGCTCGACGGCGAGGATGGAGCAGCGATTGACACGTTGATGCAGTCGTTCCTGGCCCCTTCCTCGGCGGCGACGACGTAGCGCGGGTCATCGTCGCAATTCGTGTCGCGCGGGTCATCGTCGAGTATCTCGACGATGAGGCTCCGATCATCATGCGCAATATTGTTGCGCTTGGTGCGTTCG